TGGGTTGTCAATCCGCGTCTGCTCGATCTTCGCCAGAAACGAGTCGCTCAGGTTCTCGCGGTTGTCCTCCCACGTCGTATGCAGATACAGCGTGTCGGCCCGCCGGGACGTGACAAACAGCTCGTGCAGGAAATGGTCGACGCTGGACGGGTTGAGCGACAGAATCACCCGGTTTGGCTGCAACTGGCTGCGAATCGAGTCGTCGATCGTGTCGAACGTCCGCCGGTCGACCAGCTCCTCGGCCTCGTCAAGCACCCACGTCGTCACGCCTTGGATCGACTTGAGCTTCGCCGTCTGGTTCCCGCTCGACGTCTTAATGCCGCGGAAGAGGATGCGGCTGCCCGTCTTGGTATTGACAATCTCTTTTTGCGTAATGGCGAAATCGTCCGCTTTCCCCAACCGCTCGATCTTATCCACAAACTCCGGGATGATCGACGCGCCGGCGGACTCCATCGTCCACCGCGTAAATAGGATGACGTGATCCGGCTCATACGTCAGATTCAGCAGAAACACCGCCAGATGCCACGACTTGCCGGACCCGCGCCCGCCCGTCAAGAACGCGTACCGCCACGCCGGCCGCTGCTGAAATAGCGCCCGGTACGGCGCCAGCAGGACGACCGGCTCCGCGCTAGAGTCGGCCGCGCTTGCCATGCATGATGAGCAACCAATCTGTATTTGCTTGCTTCCACGTATGAGGCACCTCGGCCGTCTCAAGAAACGCCGAGATCGCGGCCTGACTGTACATATTATGATACGTGTCCGGCACGTCGCTCACCGTGTTCCAGAGGATGACGTCCTTGGTCGCCGTCGTATCGAGCCGCCAGAACACCGCGACCGCCGCCCGACGCGCCACGCGCCGCATCTCAAGCAGCGCCGTTTTATAGCCTGGCAAATGCTCCAGCACGTGCCGGCAGTACACGACGTCCATGCAGTTGGCCGGATACGGCAACGCCTCGATCGACCCGCACCGCACGTCATCGAGCCCGCGCTTTCGCCCGTCCTCGACGATCGTCGGCGTGACGTCCACCGCGGAATAGCACACCGCCGGCCGCTGCGACCAGATCGTTTCCCAGTCAAGGTACGTACCGGGACCGCACTCTAGCACGTCCACCATGCGGCCATTCTGCCCTTCCGCCGCGATCGCGTCGACAACCGAACCGACCGCCTTGCGGCTGGAAACGTCCGAATCGGCCAGCCACGTAGAAAACTCAGCCCGGCGGCGGCTCAGATTGTTTTCCCACCACCGCTCATAATGCTTCACTTCCCGTCGCTCCACATGATCGGCGGCGGGATGCGATGACCGGCTGACGTGACGTCCATCGTCTGCTGTGCCTTGCCGAACGCGCGATCGAGCAGCACCTCGGCCGCTCGGACGTCGCCAGACATCGCCTTCGTGCGCAGCGCCTTTAGTACCCGATCCAGAGCAACCGCGCCGTCGGATTCATCTCCGAGCAGCCGCGCCATTGCCTCGCGGATGTCCGGCAGCTTTGGGCGCCCCCGCGGGTTGCCACTCACCCCCTTAGGGAACGGCTTGTTCCCTTTAATTGGGTTGGGTCGCTTAGCCGTAACGGCTGTTTGTAGGCTGTTTTTTGTCGCCATCACGCCGCCTGAGCCGGATACGGCTCGCCGAGCGCCTCATGCTGCCGTCGCGCGAAGAGTACGTGCATCATGTGGTCCCAGTGAATCGTCGACGTAATCATCTTGCCCCCGGACTGCGCGCGGATCGTCTCGACGCGCTCCATCGGCTGCGTTGGTTCATACATGTTAGAAGGGGTTGAGGTTCGGGATGCCGGAAAATGCTGGCGTCGCCGGGATCTCCGGCGGCTGCGGCACCACGTCCCGCCAGTACTGCGCCGGGATCGGACCGACCGGCAATCCCGCCGCGACCCGCTCCGCACGCCACGCGAGGACGATATCGAGCTCGACGCGCAGCTGGTGCCCGCCTCGCGTCCCACGCCCACCGCTCGCGCGCACTGTCGCTTCCAGCGGCCGGCCGTGCTCCGTGTCCCCGTCTCCAGTCGCGACCGCGATGCGCTGGTACACCCGCTGCCGCGACACACCTAAGATCCGCGCCGCCGCCGCGACCGACATCTCTGGCAGCGCGCTCATATCTGCGCCCCGAGGTACGCAATGAGTATGTCCCACGCCGCAAGCGCGGACGTGACGACCGCCACCATCCACCCCTGTCGGCGCAGCGCTTCGTGGAAATCGGCTTGCGTGTTCGTGACCCGCCCTTTCCCCGTCGGCGACTTAAACTCGAGCGCCAGCCCCGCCCACCCGCTCGTCGGCACAAACAACACCCAGTCCGGCGCCCCGGCTGTGACGCCTTCCGCCTTAAGCATGGCGGCTTCGCGCGCGCCGCGCCGCCCCCCGTTTGGGATCGCGCACGCCGGCAAGTCGCGCGTCCGCGGATCGAGCCGGTACCGCTGGACAAACAGCCGCTGCTCAATCGCTTCCAAATGCCGCGGCTTTCGCCGCACCGTCCCGCTATCCGTCACCGTGTCCCCTCCGTCTGAATCCCGCTAAACAGCTCGAGCGTGACGCGCAGCGCCTCGGACGCCGTCGCTTCTCGCTCCGTCCCGATCGCGCGATGCCACGCCAACGTGCGAACCATCACGTCCGCCTGCATCGACGCGATCAGCCGGAGCCGGTCCGCAACCGCCGTCAGATGGCCGGCCGATTCCTCCGCCTGGCGGAGCTTTGACGTCCTGCGCTGGAGCACTTGCGACAGCTTTTCGTAGGTGGCATCATACGCCGCCGCATACGCCGCCAGCCGCTCAACCCGCTCTGCCAAGACATCGCGCGGCAAGCTGGCGACGTGCGCGAGCCCGAAATCGCCGAGCAGATCCGCGGCCGTCTTCACGGTGCGCCGACCCGCCAGAGCACGATCGGGGCGCACTTGCGCCGCCTCGAACTGACGTATCCTATTTTGTGCCATAGCCCGTCAGACGCTCCCCGCGTGATGATGGTAGCGCAGATCCGGCGCCGCGTCGACAGATCGGTGGCCACCTGTCGCTCGTCCAGCATCTGCCCGAGGTCGTCCGCGCAGAACTCGCGCCGGCCCGCGTCCGCGAGCTCGGCCAGCAGATCGAGCGTCACCGTGCGGACGACGTCCGACTCGCTCGGCGTATCCGTCACCCGCGCGTCGACCGCTGCGATGGCCTCGGACCGGGCCATTATCGCCGCAAACGCCGCGGAATCGTCCCATAAATCCAGTAGCGTCATGGCTGCCCCTCCATTGCGGCGGCCTTCCGCCGATCGCGCCACTCAATGGCCGCACTCAGCGGAACCCGCGTGACCATCCGGCCGCCAGGCGTTATTACCCGCTTGTGCGACGGCAAGCAGCCGACACGGCGCGCCCATTCGCCGGCGCCCGTTTCGCCATTGACGCGCTGGTACACCCGCGCCCGCGTGACGCCCACCAGCGCGGCGACTTCCGCAATACTCAAATCTGGCTCATGTGTCACGGCTGCACCGCCGTCGTCTCGAAGTCCAGATCGAGCACCGGCCCCGCGGCCTCGTACAGCGCCGCCGTCGCCCGGACGTCGTCCAGACAGTACGCCGCGATCGCGTCGAACTCGCCGCGCGCGAACATCGGCCAGACGCTTGCTCCTGACAGCCCGTCCGTCTTGCCACCGACGCCGAACGCCTGCGCCCACTCGTTCAACCCTTCACCGCGAACCGGCGCCTCCCAGTTCGTCAGCATCGCTTTGACGTCGCAATGCGGATGCGTGCTGTACTTCCGCAGCCACCCGCGCACCGTCGCCGGCCGGATCGGGACCGGCACCTTGAGCAGCATGGACCGGATGAGCAGGAACCGGAGATCCCACGACCCGTTCCACGTCACCACCCGCCCGTCCGCGTCCGCGATCACCTCCCAAACCGTCGCCAGCGCCCGCGCCTCGCGCAGCTCCGTCTTGGCGACCACGACCTGCTCCAACGGTCCCGACTTGAGCCCGACGCAGAACACGCGCCCGAGCCGCGGGTTGAGGCTGCACGCCTTCACGCGATCGGCGCGCCACGCCGTGACGTCCGCCTCGCGCCACTTGGCAACCGCCTCGTCTGACTTGTAATTCGCCGGCGGCATCCGCTCGCCCTCCGGATAGGGCATCTCGAGCGACGCGATCAGCGGCACCGTCTCGATGTCCAGCACGACCGGCGCCATTATCGCGCCCGCCCAATCGACGCCCGGACTGCCGACGCCATCATATAGATGCAGCATCCCGCCCACATCACGACCACCGTCTGCGTCACCGCGTCCGCCAGGACCGCCCGAACCGCGCTGTCGTTCAGTATTTCGACCATTGTCTGTACTCCGTCCGCGAGGGAAAAGGCAGCCGCGGCTACGGCTGCCCCTTTAAACTACGTCATCCGGATTAACTGTCAAGGGCGATTGCGCCACCGGCAACCCGAGCGCACGCCTCCGAATCGGATGTATCCACGGCTCGGCCTTTACGTGATCCGCTCGATGTGGCTTGACCGTCTTTTTGCGCGGCTCGTGCGTCACCACGCCCACGGTATACGCCGTAATTTGCCGTTCTCCGACCATGACATACGATCGGCCCAGCTTCAAGGTATTCGCGAGATCCCCGCACGCCGTCCGTAGGCTTTTGGGCGGGATGTGCGGCAGCAGCTCTGACAGCTTCGCCGTCGTCAGCGGCCCGTGCTGGTGTATCATGGCGAGAATCGCCCCCCCGATCGTCTCCTTCTTCTTGGCCGGCGCCGGATCGTGACGGCATTGGTCGATCGGCGTCCACTGGCTCCGCGACCCCTTCATGCCAGGACTGCGCGCCGTTGCGACGGCCGCGACCGTGCCCGCCTCGATGACAGTCCCACGCGGAGTATTGCGCCCGGCTGCAATTTGGCGCCACTGCTTATCGACCGCGTCCCAGCTGGCCAGCACTTCGCCGCCGGTGACCCGCCGGATTAGATACTGCTCGTTGTGGACCAGCGTAATGACCCGGCGGTCGCGATACGTCGCGTAGTCTTGGTCGGTCATTCGCCCATCTCCGCCTTCATGCGGCGGACCGCCGCGTTAAAGATCTTAAGGATGACCGCCTCCGTCTCCGTCGCGTACGCCGCGGCCGTCTTTATCCGCGGCTTGTAGATCTCGGCGTCCCGGACATTGCGCGACGCCAGAATCCGGAGCGCGCCCTCGTCTTTGGCGTGCCGGTGCAGCGCCGCCGCGGCCTCGATGATTTCCTGCCGCATCTTGTGAACCGTCCGTTCGCTCGTCATCGCCCCATCTCCTTGTCCGTTTCCCGACCCAATGCAAGCGCGCGCTCTTCGGTCCGCCGACACCACGCCAGCACGATCAGCGCGACCAGCACTAGCCCCCAGAACACCCAATTCAGCCACGTCATGCGCCCTGTCCTTGTGTCTCTCGTTTGCCTGGGTTCTTGATTGCGTGCGAAATCTGCGCGACCGCCAAAATAATTGGCCGGAGTTCCGCCGGCGCGACGTCATACCCGAGCCGCTTCCCGCGGCCCCCGTTCAATCGTGGAAGGAGAGCGCGCGGAATCAGTTGCCAGTTCGTCGGATCTGTATTGAGCCGGTTTCCGTCTCGACTCTTGAGACACTGACCGTCTGGCACCGGACCGTGCAACGCTTCCCAGTTCAGGACGTGCGTCAGTTTCCAGTTGACGGTCCACGGCACGTTCCGGACGTCGCTCACCTTCGTAAACGTGTACTGACCAGCGACCCGCTCAAACCCAACCGGCTTGTGATTCCAGCCGCCTTGTCCAGCCGTGAACTGCGTGTCGGCCATCCGTCCCGGCGCCCATCCCTTCGGATACGTCCGCCCCTTGTTCGCCGGCCGTCCACCTTTGGGGAAGTACGTGCGCGCCCCGAGCGTTGTCCCGGGTTGCATCCGACCACTCGCCGGTGTCGCCAGATACGCCGCGCTCTTGGTCAACCCAAGCCGGCGCGCGCGATGCGTAACCGATCCCGCCGGCCGTTGAAGCATCGCCGCCAATTTCGCCGTTGGCGTATCGGCAAACCGTGCAACGAGCAACGCGTCGTCGGCCGCGGAATACGTCGCGCGCGCCGCCCCCCACCGTTTCCGCTTGCACAGTCCGGTAATGTGCTCGACCCGGACATCGGGCCGGCCAAACGCCAGGACAAACGCCGCGCGGATCTCGGCGCGCGGCATATCCCGACGCGCCCATATAAACGCGAGCTCGGCCTCGCTGTACGTGATCCGCGCGCCCTTCATGCCGCAGCCCCAGCCGATAGCGCCATCGTCGACGGGAGTGCGACCCGCGTTTTGCCGCCATGCTCCGCGATCAGCTTAGCGCCCTGCAACTGCAACGCCGCCGTCTCGACGATCCGGTCTGCCACCTGTACCACCGACGTCGATCTGCTGATCTCCTGCGCCAGCTCGTCGCCAGTAAGCGACTCGTCCGTGAGCCGCTCGAGCTGGGCAAATAGAATATCGTTGAGATCCGTCAGTCTGTTTTTCACGCGTCGTCCTCCTCGTCCCCGTCCTCGTCCGACCGGAACGGCTCGAGCTGCATCCCCGTGTTTCGGTCCTCCCACGCCTGCGCGTTGACGTGCCGCTGGACGGCGCGAGCAAATGCCCGCGCCTCCTGCTCGTCCGACTCCACGTCGGCCCACTCCTCGACCCACTCGCCCCCGGCGCTCAAAACGGCACCCGCTCGTCGTCGAACGCGTTGCCGTCGTCCTCGCCGTCCGCCTCGCGCGCCGCCGCGATCGCATCGCACGCCGCCAGGACGTAGTTGTTGGCCTTCTCAACCGCCCACGCTCGGACCGCCGCAAGCCGTGCATCGTCCATATCGGCCAGCTTCGTGCCCTTGAGCTCAACCGTCGCCGCCTTTGCCAAGCTCATGGCGGCCGCCGGCGTCGCCGGTACGCGATCGTGCAACCGCTTGCCCGCCTCCGGCTCGCGCGGCGCCTTTGCCGCGGCCGGCTCTGCCCGCTTCGACGTCGACGCGCCGTTGCCGTCGTCGTCCTCCGCCGTCAGCCCGAGCATCGCCGACAGCCCGTAGCGCCGGCCGTAGCTGATCGCCGAGCCCGCGCCCTGCGCCGTCAACTTCTCCACCGGGACAACGACAACACTCGCCATCCACTCGCCCGACAAATGCAGCAACCGCGTCTCGACCGCGATCCCGACCACCCGCCCGCCGTCCGTCTCCGGATGGAGCACGCCCTGCATCACCGCCAGCCCGTGCGCCGCGAGCACCGGCCGGACCTGCTCCATGATCGCGTCGAGCGTCGCGTACTTGTTCCGGAACGCCGGGTTGGTCGCGTCCTTGACGACCGGCCCGAGATCCGCCGCCGCCTTCACGATCGCCGGCGCGATCAGCCCAATCGACTCGCTGCTTTTCATCGCGCGTCCTCCGTCCACGGTAGGGTGTCCGACAGATCCAGCGCCAGCAGGATGGACGCCCGATGGTCGAGCCCGTCCGTCGCGTCTAGCGCGATATGCAGATCCTGCCGGACGTGGTTAAGGCTGGCCGACAGCTTGGTCAGCAGATTCCGCGCCGCCCGTAGGTCAGCCGCCCGAACCGCGTCCGTATCGCCGACGGCGTCGAGCTGCGCGCTCACGGCCTCGTCAGTCTCGTGAAGCACCCGAAAACACGCCTCCGACTCCGCAAACAATTTGTTCAGCGCAGTTCGGATCTTGGCGCAATAATGCCGGGTTGCGTGACCGGCCGCGAGCACTTGGTCGCTGGTCATCGTCCGCCCTCCCGCAGCGCTGAGTCCTCGGCCTTCCGGTATTGGGCTTCCTCTTCGATGATCCGCGCGAGCGTCATCAGCGACGCCGGCATATCCGCCTCGCCGTGCCACCGCGCCATCATGTCGCGTGCCTCCGCGAGCTGCGCGTCCGAATACCGCGCCACGATCTGCACCAGGCTGTCTACCGTATCCATTGTCTCCCCTCTGGTCCGCGTGAAATCGAGCGGCACGGCTATGCCGCTCGAGCCCTACAATACATCGCGTTTGCTACGTGTCAAGACTAAAATGCCTTCGCGCATTGACATACCTTCGGCAGCTTGAATCCGCGCTCTGCAAGCTGCTCGTCTTCAAAAAACGTCCGCGCCGCCGCGCCGGCATCAACGCCAGACACATTGACCGCGTGGAGCGCGCGCGACCGTCGGCCCTGAACCGTCGTGCACAACGTATCGTGAACCGTTGCGGCACCGGTGATCGACGAAAACAACACGGTAAAAACAGTCTGCGTCTTCATGGATTAGGCCTCCGTCTTGGAGGCCATCGCCAGCACGCCGGCAAACGTCAGGACGCGACCCGTCCCGTTATCGTCGACCACGTAGCCCGGCTCTCCGCAGGCCATCGGCATGTCGGACGACATGTCCGGCAACCACTGCGAACCAACCACCGTAACGCCCTTGCGTGCGAGCGCCTTAACCGTCGTGCGTGAGAAACAGCTCATCGTCATACCTCCGTCCGGGGTTTCGTGCGCGCCGGCTAGCGCTCACCCCACAACAATACGGACAGACGCACGAACTGTCAAGAGTCGCTTTCGCTTTCTCTTTTTTTTTTAAACACAGCGGAGCCATACCCGGTCACCACCGCTGTAAGGTGACCGTGCAATCGGATCGCTCGGACCCGTCGACCCTCACAGAGAGCCGGCAAACGGACTGGCCATCGTTGGCGCTCCTGCCCGCGCTCGCCCGCTAAACGAGTCGCGCCCTCGGAGGGTACCTATCGGCCAGGATGTGCGGCCGTCGTGCAGCAGCTCGAGCGTTGGTGACCGGCCGGGGCGTAGGCTCGACGTTGCCCGGATTGGTGGAACACGCTCGTCTGGATCGCTCAGGATTGGTGCGCGCATGGTCCGCATAGCGCAATCGGGAGAGCCACATCAGGCCCGATCACCCGCCGCGGTGTCTTAGCCGTGGCGGGTCGTACCAACAGTACCGCCCGCCCGCCGAACCCGCAAGATACAAAAAGACCCCAGCTAAGACTGGGGTCTCTTGCATGGCCGCCTTTCGACGCCACTAGCCTTACGCGGACTGAGGTCAGCCGGCCGCTTGCGCGCCGTCACCGACCCCCCGAATATGCGCTCGCGCGCGCACGCTGTCAACGGCTATTTGGCGCCGTCTGCCTTCGCCTGGCGCGTCGTCTTCACCCAATGCAAGGCCATCGCGATCAGCGCCGCGATCACCGTCTCCAGCGTCGCCACCGGCAGCGTCGCCAGCGCGTCGACCGACTCCGACGTCACGCCGAAATCGACGCCCGCGAGATGCCCGAGCGCCGTGAACAGCGCCGCGATGGCGACCACGACGCCGCGCTTTTGCCAACTCGGCAGCGCGTCCACTTGGCGCACGCCGATCTTGAGCCCCTGCATGGCCAGCATGGCCAGCGGCGCCACCACAAACGACAGCGCGTACTCAACCACCTTCAGTTTGACCCAATCCACGATCACCCCCGGTTAGATAGCCCCGACCTCGCGCCAGACCGCTGGCGGACCACCGTCCGCCACCAGCCGCGCCGCCCTCGGACTCGGACTCCGCCGCATTGGCGGCCCCCACTGGATGTGCGGCCGATCAAGGAACCGCTCGTCCCGGCTGTCGCCGTCGCCGTCCCAATCGCCGCCCCACCGCAGCCCCTCGCGCGCGCACGATCGACCCAACGCCGACCAAAACTCAGGCGTTGCCGCCCAGAACGCGTCCCCGCACACCACGTCGGCCGCGAGCCCGTACCCGTGCCACGTCTCGTCCCAGTCCGCGCTATGCGTCACCACGCCGCGGCCGTCGTCGTACGCGCGCCCGAACCCGTGCAAATACCGCTGACGCTCGCCGCTCCGTAACGTCTCGATGACGACCGGCGCGTGACCAAGCCCGCGCATCGTCGCGAGCACCCGCTCGAGCGCCGACCGGAACTTCGGCGCCAGTACCGCCAGATCTCGCACCGCGCGCACCTCCGCCGGCACTGTCCCGCGTCGCGTCATCGCTCGAGCTTTGCCTCGATCCGGGATAGTCGCTGCACGGTTTCCAACATCAGCGCGGATAACTTTTCCACATCGGCCCGCGTCCGCCGACTGTCCGCTTTCTGGACACCCCACGCCACCGCGCCAGCGACGCACACAGACACGACCGTCATGCCGAGCGTCAGGTACGGAATCGGATTGGCGGTCGCGTTCGCCGCTTGCAGTCCGTACGTGCCCGTACCCGCGATCGCCGCGACCAGCGCCGGGACTGCCTGTTCCACGTGAAATGCCATCCGCGCCGCCGTCGATGGTGAATGTCCGCTCCCCGTGCGCCGAAATCTGCCACCGATCTCGACCGGAGCCAACCGCTGCGTTGACAGCTGGCCGCGCGTCACCAGCCCACCGCCGGAAACGTCCCCGTGGCCAGCCGCTCCGCGCACACCGTCAGCAAATCGTCATAGATCCGGCCGACCTTCGGGATCGAATACAGCCGGATCGCCCGCGCCCGGATATACCCGCGATCAAGCTCCAGCACGCGATCGACCGCGGCCGCGAACTGGTTCAACGTCTGCGCGCGGTACCCAGTGATCCCGTGCTGCACCGTCTCCGCGAACGCGCCGAAGTCGGACGTAATCGCCGGCGTGCCGCACATCGCCGCCTCGACCACCGCGCCGCCAAACGGCTCGACGTACCGGCTCGGCGCGATAATCGCCCGCGCGCCACCCAACAGCGCCGCCCGCTCCTGCCCCAGCGCGCCGACGTACTCCACGTTCGCCGGCAGCTCGCCCCAGACGTCGATGTCGCCCTGACCCGCCAGGACGAACCGCACATCGGGACGACGCCGCGCCACATCGAGCACGATCCCGACGCCCTTGCCTTCCGTCAGTCGCCCCAGAAACACCACCGGCGCGCCCGATCGGTCCATCCACTCGCCCGCCGGCCAGTCCGCCACGTCGTAGTAATTCGGCGCCACGAACTCGAGCCGATTGCTCTCGACCGTGACGCCGTACCGGCCCTCCTTTGCCATGCACGCGTGCCGGACCGCGTACGATTCGTACACGCGCCACGGCAGCATGGTCTCGAAGTACCCGATCCCCGACTCGATCGCGCCCGCGCCGGCCGCAAGCACCGGAAGCCCTCGGACCGCGGCGCCGTGCGCGTGCCCAAATGGGCACAGAATTACGTCGCCAGGCTGCACCCGCTCGCGCAGCTCCTCGCGCGCGTAGTGGTTCCACTGCCTATAACAGTCGTTCCCGTCCACCGCGTCCGCGCCGTACAGCGCCGTGCCGTGCGCGTACGGATGCCCGAGCAGCGTCTGGTGCTCGTCCTGATCCATCAGCACCACGTCAACGTCGGCCCCCGCGCTCGAGCCGGCCACGCCGTAATGCGTAACGTGATGCCCGAACGCGCGCAGCATCGGCGACAGTCTCCGGACTTTTTGCGTAAACGCGCAATGCGACCACGCCGCGTCGGTCACGGTATGGGGAATGCCTAGGACGTGCAGCCGCATCTGGTGCGCCTCGTCGTCAAAAAGTTCACGCCACGGCCGACGGATACCCGCCGGCCAACGCCACCGACTGCGCCCGCGCCAGCACGCGCGCGTACTGCTGCCCCACCACTGGCATCGCATACCGCGCCACCGCGCGCGCCCGGACCGTCGGCCGATGTAACCCGCGCACCGTCTCAATCGCGTCCACGTATTCGTCGATGGCCGTACACCGCACGCCCGTCACGCCCGGCTCAATCGTTTCCGTATAGCACCCGAAATCAGCCGTGATCGCCGGCGTCCCGCACAACGCCGCTTCGATCGTGACGCCGCCAAACGGCTCAACGTATCGGCTCGGACACACAATTGCCAACGCGTTGCCCAGCAGTTCCGCCCGCCGTCGCCCGATCACCGGGCCCACGTAATGCACATTAGACGGCAGCGGTCCCCACTCCAGCGGGTTGCCTTGGCCCGCAAGCACGACCGGCACGTCCGGCCGCGCGCGCGCCATCGCCAGCACCGTCGGCACGCCTTTGCCTTCCAGAATCCGCGCCATAAACACCAGCGCCGGCCCGCCGGCCGCCAGCGGCCATTCGTCGACCGCGTAATAGTTCGGGATCACCGTCTCCATGCGCGGACCGTCCGGCTGCACCCCGTGCCGGCCTTCCTTCGCCATCACGACGTGCCGCACCGCGTGGCTTTCGTAAATGCGCCACGGCAAGCAGCAATCGAAATAGCCGATCCCTGACTCAATCGCCGCCGCCCCGCGCGCGAGCACCGGCAGATCGCGGACTGCGGCGTCGTGTCCCCACCCAAACGGCAGCAGAATCACGTCGCCCGGCGCGACCAGATCCTCCAACGCCGCACGCGCCGTCGCGTTCCACTGTTGGTACAGCGGCGTGTTCGCGTTCGCGTCGTCGCCGAAGAACTTGGCCCCGTGCGGCTCCAACGCGTGCCCAAGCAACGCTTCCTGCGCCGCGTTCCCCATAATCGTCACGTCGACGTCGGCACCGCTCGCGCTTCCCTCGTTCCCGTAATGCGTCACGTGGATCCCCTGCGCCCGCAGCATCGGCGACAGCCGCACCACCTTCTGCGTAAACGCGCAGTGCGACCACTCGGGATGCGTCACCGTATGCGGCAATGCCAGCAGATGCACCCGCATCAGACGTTGTTGACGGTGCCGGTCTGCCGAATGCTCACCTCAATGCCTTGGGCCGCGATCGGCGTGGCATAGGAGAAGAACGCCGTCGCCGTAATGTCCCACGCCGCGCCCGTCGTCACGCTCGCCCCGATCGGGATCTGCGCTTGGCTCGAGCCCGCCGCGACCGTCAGATTCCCGCTATAAAACACGCCGCCAATCGTCCCGCCAAACGTCGCCGTCACGCTCGCAAGCACGTCCGCCGGAAATTCGTAACTGCCCCCGATCGGCCACTGCACAATCACCAGCGTGTTACTGACGTTTATCGTGAGCGCCATCGGCTGGCCCGGCGTGTAATCGTCCCACGCCAGATACGTCAATGCGTGATCGTGGTAAATCGACGCCAGCGTGCGCCAGGGATTGACCCCGAGCCGCGCCCGCGGACCGCCGCCCGTCATCGCGGTAAAACACGACTCCAGCGCCGTCACGCCGGTTGTATACAGACTGTCCGTGATCGTGCCACCATCCGTTGGGCTGACCGGCGTCGAATTGCTGCTGAGGATCTGCGTGGTCGGCCGGACGCTCGGATCGCTCGGCCAGATGGCTGCCGCGTTCGTGTACACGTTTGTCCACGACAAATTGCCGCCGCCGCGCGTGATGACGTCCGTCGGTACCACGATTCCGCTGGCGCCGTTTTGGTTCGCCGTTGTTAATTGCGCCAACACTGCCGCCGATAACGCTGACCGCGCCGAAAGCAGGTTGGCTTTCAGCGTACTCCCGCCCGAAATCGCGACCCGCTCGTAATAGCTGGTCTCGAGCCCTGCGTTCGTCGTATTGTCAAACGTCGCATACCATCGCGCCATCGCGTTACCCCTCCGTTAGCAAGAGAACGGACCGTTTCGCGTCTGCGGCGACCCGCCCGCGTTCGTGGCGCCGTCGCTCACCGCAAGCAACGAGATCCGAAAGTCTGTCGTATCAAGCGACGTAAAGCCCGCAAACCCGTCAACCGAATCCGTATACGGCGACGTCGTCGGGTCAATATTATCCGCCGCAATCGTATACGACCCGCCGTTAAATCGCGCCTCAATCCGCAAAAACCAGTCCCCGATGTTTGGCGACGCGTACGACCATGAGACTCGGTATGTCCCGAGCAACGGATCGCACGCCGCATCGATAACGTTCACGCTCGACAACGTTGTTGGCCCGACGTGCGTCGAACGCCACGCCGAGCCGTCCCAAATCCAGCATTCCACCACCTGCTTCCAAACCGACCCGTTCCATATCGAAAGATCGTCTGTCAGGCGCCAGCTGCCGCCGTTGTACCAATACATTGGCACGTCAAATCACCTTCGCCCACAGCTGGTTTGAAGAACCCGACCCGCTCGGATTCGACGTCGAAATCGTCACGGTATAATTTGGCCCCGTCGCGCCGACCGCGCCCGTGACCCCAACCGCGCCCGTCACCCCCGTGACGCCCGTCGGCCCCGTCGCCCCAATCGGACCCGTCACGCCTGTCACGCCGGTCGCGCCGATCGGACCCTGCGGCCCCGTGACGCCGATCGGACCCTGAATACCCTGCGGACCCGTCGCCCCCGTCACGCCTTGCGGCCCCGTCGCTCCCGTCACGCCTCTCGGCCCAGTCACCCCCGTGACGCCCGTCGGACCGACCGCGCCCGCGCTGCCCGTTAATCCTGTCGGCCCCGTCGCGCCCGCCGGTCCCGTCACACCCGTGACACCCGTCGGCCCAACCGCGCCCGTCACCCCCGTGACTCCCGTCGGCCCCGTCGCGCCCGCCGGTCCCGTCGCGCCCGTGACACCCGTCGAGCCGAACCCCGTCGGGCCCGGCAACCCCATCACGCCTGGCACGCCGCTCGTTCCACTCGGACCCGTCGGACCCGTCGCGCCGGTCGATCCCGCCGGCCCGCTCGCACCCGGAAGCCCGACTACGCCCGGCACGCCGCTCGCTCCACTTGGACCCGTCGGCCCCGTCGCGCCGTTTGCGCCCGCGGGCCCGCTCGCACCGGGCAACCCGATAATGCCCGGCGCGCCGCTTGCGCCCGTGACGCCAGTCGGCCCCGTCGATCCGCTCGCGCCCGCGGGCCCGCTCGCACCGGGCAACCCGACCACGCCCGGCGCGCCGCTTGCGCCCGTGACGCCCGTCGAACCCGTCGCGCCGGTCGATCCCGCCGGCCCGCTTGGACCCGGTAACCCCATCACGCCGGGATCGGCCGCGACCGCGTACGACGCCACCGCGTAGCCCGGCATCGAGCGGTTCCCCGCCGCGTCCTCCGCGATCGCGCCCAGATACCCAAACTCGCCGGCCACGATCGTAATGATAGACGCCACCACAAACGGCGGCGCGCTGACCAGCGTCCCAGCCAGAATCGCCGCCGTGTTCGGAAACGCTGTCTTACTCGCCGCAAAATACACCTTCACCGCTTCCGTACCCGTCACCGCGGACACCGACACGACGCCCGTCGTCGTATTCAACGCCCACGCCAGCGCTGGCGACGACACCGTCGACACGCCGCCCGTCCGCACCATATCGCGCGGAATGCCGCGCGCGATCGCGCTTACTTCGTTGCTGTACTCCGATAACGCGAACCCGCCCAACGCGTGCGCGATGCGGTAGAAGTACGTCGTCCCCGTTCGAGGCAACGCGTCCGCATACGTCGGCGTTGACCCCGCCACGCGCGAAATCTGCGTAAACCCCGTGCCCGTCGTCAGACTGCGCTCAATGACGATGTCGAGCGTCTGATCGCTCGCCCACATCGCCAACGCAATGCCTTGCTCCAACGTGACATCGTCGACGCCGGGAATAATTGCCAGACCCGCCGGCCGGACCGCGGCGTCCGTCGTGCTGTTCGTCGTCACCGACACCGACGACACCGGCCCGACCGCGCCGGCGCCGTTATAGGCGACCCCGAGCCGCCACGCAATCGACGGCCCCGTTAGCGACCGCACCGTCGTTGACGTCGACCCCGCCGGCAACGTCGCCACCTGATATGTTGACCAATCCGACGGCGCGCTCGCCCCTTGAAAGGCATACACGATGAGGTCAAACGTCGTGCTCGTGTTCGTCCACGCAATCGTCGCCGCTGTCTGCCGAATGTTTGATGCCGCCAACCCCGTGACCGCCGGCAACGCGTCGAGCCCGATCGTCGCCCACGCCGTCCAATTCGACGGCCGCCGTCCCGCTTGTTCCGAGCGCGCGCGCACCCAGATCGTTTGGTTCGCGACCGACTGGCCCGGCAACTGCTGCGCCGTCGTCGGGATCTGTCCTGGCGCATAGAACGCGTGATCGGCGCCCGCCCCCGTCGGCTGCGACGCGCTCGCCGCCCACTGGACCCGCACCGAGATTACGCCGCCCGCGTTTAACGTCGCCGCGTTCGTGATCGTGTATTCGGCCGTCGTCGTCGGCGCGCCGGCAACTTTTGCGACCGTGATTGTCGGCAACGTCGCCGGCTGCGCCGCGAGCCCCGAATCCAGCAGCCGCAACACCGGCCCGCTCGGCGACTCCGTCCGGCGCACCACCTGCATAATGCGCGCCCCGACCGAGCTTTCGCCGATACGGTAGCCTTTATTCGGAAAGTGCGCCGCCTCGAAATAGAGCTCGTCCCCGATTTGCGCCGCCGCCGCGCTCGATCCCCCGAGCACCTGCACATCCGCCGCGGCCGCGCCGCGTCCGTAGCGATCAAACGCCGGGCTCGCGATCGCGTCCAGCTGCTCGCTGGTAGACGGTTCCCAGCTCGTCGCCGTATGGATCATACCAGGCACGGCGTACTCAATCGACCGCCCTGTAAAGACCGTTAAGTTCGCGTCCCAATATTGCGCCGTTTGCTTCAGCTGCGACACGACCACGCCGTCTAATGGCGTATTGGTGCCGTTGCTTTGCGTCGACCCGTTCGCCGTCGCGCCCGCGCCATCAACCCAGATGGACGCGTTCATCCATTGTTGCGACAACGTGATCGCCGACACCGCCGTCCGTTCGTCTAAATCAAAAACAACATCTTCGCCCGACCTGAGATCATTGGTCCCGAGCGTCAACGACGGCAGCGACGACGTCCGTATCCGCGTCGGGAACATCTCTTGCTGTCCGGCCAACGTCGTCCGCGCGCTGACCCCGAACGGCCCAAAGATCGCCGACTCCAAAAACGGCGCAATAATGGGCGCGTCCGTTAACCGACACGCCAGTCGCACCGAATCGCCAATGACTCCGCGCATCGTCGCAATCCACGATCCCGGCGCCGTGGACGGGTTGTAGTCAATGCGCGCGTTCTTCCAGATCTCCGTTGTTAGATCCACCGGATGCGCGTCGATGTAGAGCGGCGTTTCGTCCGTCACCTCAACTGTCGACAGCGAGCAGTACAGCGTTTGACCCGTCGAATACGGACACGTAGGCCAGTATAAATACACATGACTGACGCCAAGAGCCTGCCCGTATGGTGCGCCGCTGCTGTAACTACACACAATCGCCTGCACCGGCGCCGCGTTCGTCGCCGTCGTCCCGATCCACGCCGTCATGCCGCCCGACACGACCCACGTATTTGCGGTAAAATCCCACTCTGTCGTGGTATACGCCCTCACGTATTGCGACGAACCCCCGAGAATCGCGTACGGATTAACCTGTCGTCTCGCCTCGATAAAATCGCCAATCTCCGGCCGCGCCAGTTTCCGCCAATCTTTAATAATCGGCGAATTAATTGACGGCGCGTACCCGTCAATGAATTCCAGAAACACGTCGCCGCCGCCCGCGTTCGTGAGGCGATACCGCCACCCGCCGCGCGCCACGACCGGCCCCCAGTTCGACGTCACCGGCCCGCCCGTAATCGTCCCGCGCGTCGTATACGGCCCAAGGCTGCCGCCCTGAAAAATCGTTTGCGTCTGTTCAACGCGTCGCGTGTCCCCGATCTGCACCGCGTACCGCATCGGGCTCACCAGCCGCACCGACGTCACGTATCCCGCCACCAGCGTCGAGAACGCGCCGCCGTTCGTCGAGATCTCGACATACGCCCGCCGGCTCAACAGCTGCTGACGCGCGCCTGCGTCCTCTAGCAACTTCGTCAGATACCGGATCGTGCCGGTGCCGTCCGTCCCCGTGTTGGCGTCCACGATCTCGACCGTGTACGACCCGGTTCGCACCGCGCCCGTCAGCGGGTCGACTTCCTGCCCGTCCCCGCTCGGCTCGCTCGCGATATACGGGTTCGCCGACCCTGGCGTCGACGACACCGACACCACGTCCGCCGTCCCGTCCGGGTTGGCGACCGTCGACGCGTCCCGGATCCGGAGCCGGTACTCGATCGTACTTGCTGGCATGGTCGCGCGTCTCCGTTACGGGTATTGGCACAACATATCGGCGCCGCTCAGATTCACGAGCGTCAGCGATAGACTGTACGTCAGATACTGCGCGTCCTGAAACGCCAAGGACGGCGAGCCGCCCTCCGGGTCGATGGAGCAGTTGGTATACGTGCGCGCCGCCGCGTCGTCCGTCGTCACCGTACAGACGCCTCCGCCTTCCAAATGCCGGATGAGCCGCAACGCCACCGACTGCGCCGTGTTCGGCAAATCGCGCATCGTGAACGACGCGCCGTAGTCGATCCGAAACGTAAACGCGTAGCTCGCGCCCGTTCCCAACGCCGTCGCCCGCTCGCCCACGCGCCGCGTGAACGGCACCCACTCGGCAAACCGCGACCCGACGCCGCCGGCCGACGCGGTCAGCCCATTATCGAGCGTCGCCGCGCCTGTCCCGTCGGTAAATGTGATCGACGCCATTAGACGTTCCCCCGGCGATCCGCCTTTGTCATCAGTTCCTGCATCGCCCGCTGCGCGCTCGGATCGTTCGGCCCGATGATCGTGACGTTCATCGCCGACGCCGGCCGGATCGCGGACCCAGCCGCCGCGGACGTCGGCCCGTACGTCAGCGTCGGTAACGTCGGCGCGCTCGAGCGCATCGATGCGCCGTACCCGCCGCCCATTGTCGACACGTTCGCGCTTTGCCCACCACCGCCAAACGCCGACGACGCCGCACCCTTAAGCGCGCCGCCGAGCGCGATCAACGCGATCGAGGCCGCGACCGCCACGTACGGGTTCAACGTCGCAAACGATTCCATCAGCTTGGCCATCAGCGTCGACGCTAACAGCGCCTGCTTACCAAACGCTTGCAGCATCCCGCCTAGCCCGGACAGCATCGCGCTCCCAAACGCCTTGAACCCTTCACTAATACTCCCGGTCGCAAACGCTGCCTGAAATCCTGCCCCGAGCGCGTCCGCAAACGTTCCGCCAAGCTGCGCCGCAAACCCCGTGCGAAGGTTGTCTAACGTGCTTTCGGCTTGCTCGTCGATCGCTGCGTTCATGGTGGCAAAATTTTCCTTCACTTGCGCGATTACTTGCGGACTGACCGCCGTCACCTTAGCCACATCAAAAGTAATTTTCTGACGCGCCGTCACGTTTTTAACAATTGGCTCCGGCGTCGGCATTTTTAGTGCTAATTGCTCACCGAGCGCGGCCTGAACGGATGACAGCTGCTTGCTCAACTTGACGCGTTGCTCAATCCCGATATTTCCTGCCGATAATTGCGTAATAAATTGCGTTTCAGCGCCGCGCAACGTGTTGATTTGCGTTGCGGTTAATTGCGCGACATCAGCCAATTCTACCAGCAGCCCAATTTGATCGACCGCCGCCGCTTTAACGGCGATGTTTTGTTGCGTCGTCGCCGTCGTCTGCTCTGTCGTGACCGCTGTGGTTTCGGCTAGTGCTTTGTTTAACGCGCTCTGCGTCGTCAGATACACGCCAGCGCTCGCCGCCGCGCCGACCAGCACAACTCCCAGCTTCAGCCATCCGCCGCCCACCGCATTTAGCAGCGCCCCCGCAGCAGCCACCGAGCGCACGGACCGTGCCAGCGACAAGAACGCCGCCACGGTTTGCGCCGACGTCAACACCGCACTCGCCACCGCCGCACCAATCAACGCGCCGCGATACACGACAAACGCCGTCACCGCAGACGCGACAATCGCAATAAGCTGCGACAGATTTTGCTTAATGCCTTGTATGGCTTCGCCCATCTTCGTTGTGGCGCCCGTTGTTTCAGCAATGCGGCCGGCCATTAACACAAACTGGTTGCGCAGCCCTACCATTTGCTGCGACAACGTCGGCACCATTTGCGCAAACTGCGAGGAAATGGTGGTGGCGTTTAGGATCGCTTGGCTAAATACTTGCGACGATAGTTTGCCTTCGGCAGACATTTTGCGCAGCGCGCCAGGCAGCAGCCCCAGCGACTTCTCGACGCCCTGAATCAATGCCGGCGCGCCGTCCATAATGCTGTTGAACTCTTCAGCCCGCACGACACCGGCCGCGAGCGCTTGGCCGAGCTGCGTCAGCGCGCCAGCGGCCGCGCCCGCGTCCGCGCCGGACACGATCAGCGCCTGCCCAACGGTTTCCGTCAGCTTGGCCACTTGCTCTTGGCTCAGCCCGAGCGTCGCCGCCGCGCGAGACACGCGGCCGTACAGCTGCGCCACCGCTTCGACCGGTTGGTTCGTGGCCTGCGCGATCCGGATGACGTCGGCCTGCGCTTTGACAAACCCCTGCGTCGATGTCGTCGCCAGCTTGAGCTGGTTGTTCATCATCGCGTACGTATCGATCGCGCGCAGCGTCGCCGCGCCGCCAGCCACCGCCGCCAAGCTGCTTGCCAACGTGCGCGCGTGCTGCGACATCCCAGTCATCGCGGTACTCAGCTGCTTTGCGTCTTTCTCGGTAGACTTTAATCCGGCGCGCATCGAGGTCAGCGCCGCCCGCACCTGCGCGGCGCCTTCCTCCTTGAGCTTCATTGTTAACGCGAAGACGTCCATCCGTTACCCCTCCGGCGGCTCAGCCGCTCGCTGCTGTTCGTGGACCGCTTGCGCCGCCTGCATCCGCTCCGACAACCCGGTCAACCGGGACCGCGTCGCGTCCAGCATCGACGACAGACGGCCCGCCGCGCTTAAGTACCGCATCTCCGCCTGCTGCAATTTCGACGGGTCGTGAAACGCGAACGCCATCAGCCCCGCCAGATCCGTCCGTTCCCCTAACCGCTCAACCGCCGCCTCTTGCGCCGCCTGGCGCACGCCGGCCCACGTCCACAACGTCAGCGCAAACGACTCAGCCGCCACAGCGCGCACCGATTGTCCGGTCGCCGTGGCGGTCTCGATAATCACGCGTTGTATGTATTCCGCGATCGACCAGCGGATCGTGACCGCATCGCCGCCCGCCGGCGTCGCGTCCGATCCACTGGCCGGCGTTAGTTTTTTGCCGCCATCTCCGCAATCTGCTGCTCGACCTCGGCCACCTGACCGCGCGAGAGCTGCACGATCGCCCCGATCTGGTCGACCGTCAGCCCGGCGCGCTCCTCAGCCGTCAGCGCCGGGAGCAGCACCGCGATCACGTCCAGCAGCGCGCCCAACATCCCCGCGCCCGTCGGGTCGCCGTCCTGCACGATTGCCAACCGGTGCGCCGCGGCGCCCGTCAGCGGATGCACCGTCATCTCGCGGCCGCACAGCTGCACCTTCGGGAGTCGCGCCGTGTTCACCAACGCATCGAGATCAATCGTCGACATAGGATCTGGTCCTGTTTGACGGGTAGCCTACAAATCAGCGCCGTTAGACGCTGGCGATATACTCAATCCGATACGGCGCATCGCCCGTATTGGCGCCGCTCACCGACATATCCAGACGCGCCTCAATCTCGAGCGAGATGGCCACTTCCTGCCCGTCCTGCGACGTCGCGTCGTACTTGAGCAGCAGCGCCGACGGAAAACGGATTTGCACGAAGTTGCCGCCGCCGCGCAGCCAGATGCACCGGACGTCCGTGAGATAGTCGCCGGCTACCAGATAGGAGGCCGCGCGCTTCGGCGCATAGCTCGTCGAGCCCGTCCACGCGCCCGTTGCGCTGACCGTGGCGCCCGGCTCGATCTGCCCGACGTTGGTCGTCGACAGCTGGATGACGGTGCCCGTGATCTTCGGCGCCATCGCCGACTTGCGATCCAGCAGCCGGACCGGGGACCGCTTGCCGTCAAACATCGTGTTCAGATACTCAACGCCAGGATCGAACTTCAAGCCGCCCTGAAACGCGCCGAACACGGTCGCGCCGACATACAGCACGCCGGAGTCCACCAGCACGTCGGTCGGGAACGTCGAGGTAAAGCCCGTCAATGGTGCAGTCATCGCGTCATCCGTAGAAAAGGTTCAAGCAGAATATAGCCGCCAACGCCCACGCGTTCACGACCCTTACGCCCTATCTGTCAACACTCTCGGCCAAAAATACAACTGGTACGTGCCAACCACGCCCACCGTCGCCGACTCGGCCGGCGTCGAGAACATCGGCACCGTCGCGCGCGTGCGCGAGCGCCCCACCATCAGCCCGGACCGCGCGTCCGTCAGCCCCGTCAGGCACTGGTCCACCAGATCCATGAGCGACTCGACCAGCGGCAGCTGCGACTCCGGCTTCCCGATCGCCTGCACTTCCAGCAACGCCGTCTCGCGGTACCCGTTGTAGGCCGCGTCCGACGTCCGATTTAGCAGTAGCGTCAGGTACGGAAAGATTGGCGGATCGGGCTGCGACCGCACCCAGATCCCCGGGTCTCGACCGAGCACTGTTGCCATCGTCTCGCCGGCCGGATCGACGTAGGCCAGCAGCGCCGCCCGGATGGTCGCGTAGATCTGCACCGTGCTCGATGTCGACGGCGTCAGCGTCGTCCCCGGCACCACGTACCGCGGTAACACGTCGCTCATTACGCCGCCCCCATAATCCGCGCCACGATCACGCTAAAGGTTTTCTGCATTCGCTGGATGTTGTCGACCGCCGTCGGCACCCACAGTTGCACCCGCTCGTACTTCCGCGTGAACGCGTTCCGGTGCCCGAGCTCCCAGTACAGCGCCTCGATAAACTTGGTGCCCACCGACGTCTCCCATCCCGAGCCAGACCGGGATGGCATCAGCTTTCGAATCGACTGCTTGACTTGCAGTGTCGACCGGAATCGGCCCCCTTTATAGTAGGACGACCCGAACGCTTTCACGATCTCGACCCGGAGGTGATTGGCCGCCGCGTCCAGCCCGAGCCGTGACGCCTCGTCATATCGACGGATCGCCGCGCCGGACCGATCGACGACCGTGACGCTCACTGCGCCCACCTCGGCACCGACACCCGCATTGGCGTCACGACCCGATACGCCGCGTCGGTCCCACCGCTCACGATCTGGTAGACCACCGTGCCCGACAACGCCGCCAGCGGCGCCAGTTGCGCCGACGGAATGACGCGAAAATACGTCCCCGAGACTCCGGTCGCACTCAGCGCCAGATTTGTCAGCCCGGCAATCGGCGACGTGCCGTCCGCGCTCGCGGCAAACGACACGGCCAAATTGCCGGCCGTGTACGGCTCGTACGCGTTCGTCGCCGAGTTGTAAATCTCGACCACCTGGCGCGTCAGATGTGCGTTTGCCGGATAGATCGGCTTTGTCGTGACCACCGTCATCTCGCCCCCTTACCAGTAACTTTCTGAAGTGTCGCGGCTCAACATCACCGCCGCGCTCTGATCGACGCTTAGATACGCCGGTCCGCTCAGATCCCGACCGCGTAGTCTCGTAATCGACGGTTGACCGACCACCAGCTGCGCGTCCTGCCCATCAAGCACAAACGCGCCGGCGCCGGCCACCAAAACGCGACCCCGTCGAAATTGCGCGTCTTGACCCGCCAGCACGAACGCGCCGGGCAACGCGTTGAGATGGTCGTTGATATAGAGGTCGGCGTCCTGCCCGTCCAGCACAAACGCGCCCGCACCAGCCGCCATCCGGACCGCGCGCCGAAACGTCGCCGCTTGCCCATCGAGCGTAAACGCACCCGCGTCGCTCTGCCGTCGGACGTCTGTCCGCATCGTCGCGGACTGCCCGTCGAGCACGAACGCGCCGGGCTCGGCCGCGAGTCGCCGCGCGACAATAAGGCCAGCGTCCTGCCCATCAAGCGCGAACGCACCGGCGCCGCCGACAATGCCATTAAACTTCCGGAGATCCGCCGCCTGCCCGTCGAGCACAAACGCGCCGACATCGGCCGTGAGCCGCCGCGCAACCAAGAGCCCTGCGGCTTGCCCATCGAGCGCAAACGCGCCGGCGCCCGCCGCCATGTGGCGCGCGATTGTAAGCGCGGCCGCCTGCCCGTCAAGCGTAAACGCGCCGGGCTCGCCGGACATCCCCTTAAACCGGCGAAGATCCGCGGATTGCCCATCGAGCGTAAATGCGCCTAGCTCAGACGACAGTCGCCGCGCGAAGGCCAGCGCCGCCGCCTGCCCGTCCACCGTAAACGCGCCCACGTCAGCCGGCGCGATAATCGCCCGGCGGAGCGCAACCGCCTGCCCGTCGAGCGTGAACGCCCCCGCGTCAGCCGGCGCAACAATCGCACGGCGAAGCTCCGCCGGTTGCCCGTCCAGCGTAAACGCGCCCGCATCCGACAGCATCCGGCGACCGACGACCAGCGCCGCGGATTGCCCGTCGAGCGTAAACGCGCCCGGCAACGCATTAAGGTGGGCGCCGATATACATATCGGCCGTCTGCCCGTCGAGCACAAAGGCACCGGGCTCGGACGCCATGTGCCGCGCTCTTGTAAACTCGGCCGCCTGCCCGTCGAGGACAAACGCACCAACGACGGCCGCCATCCGTACGCTGCGACGTAGCGTCGCCGCTTGCCCGTCCAGCGTAAACACACCCGCGTCGGCCGACATCCGCCGCGTCGTCCGCAGCGTTGCCCCCTGCCCGCTAACGGCAAACGATCCGGCGTCAGCTACAAGCGCAAAAGACTGCTGCTCGAGCAGGATGGCAGAGCCATCCTCTTGCAGCAGTAAATTGCCGTTCTCTTGAAGCAGCCGGTTGGCCATCTGCTACTGCGGCGGCGCGAGAATTACCGCGGCGCGTTCAGCTGTCAGCAAGCTCATGGTGACCAGCATCGTGACGCCGTCGATCGTGCGCTGGTCGGTCACGTCGATATCGTTTGCGGCCATCCACGATTCTTTTAGCACGGCCAGCGTCGCGCGCTGCTGCACTTGGGACGCGGTCTGGCGCGCCACCTCGATGCCGACCAACTCCGCGACCTCAAACCGCGACAAGAATCCTAATCGCGTAAGCGGTTCGGGCGGCGGCGGCGGGATCTCCACCCACTGCGTACCGTCCCATCGGTAGTTCGGCCCCGGCGGGTCAGGAATCAGCGTCCACCACTCGGCCTTCGGGTTGCCGCTCGCCACCCACTCGGCATAGAGCGTGTCGTCGAGCACGCGCAGGTCTGGCGGTGGGCCAGCGTGCCAGTAATAGCCCATCAGTACACCCTCGGATGATCTGCCACGGTAGCCCCGTTGGTATTGGTCAACGATAACGCGCTGCGAAGTTCTTGCAGGTTTCGCACGAGCGGGATGTACGCAAACAAGCTCTGCGGGCGGATGCGGCGTGGCGAGAACCCTTTTGAAAGGGATTGGATTTCTCTATCCGTCAGCTCTACATCCCATACGCCTATTTCTGCCAAAAGGCCGTCGAAATGATTAATAGGAGTTCCACGGCGAAATGCGCCAATGGTCATATTGCTGTTTGTCGGCGTTCCGGCGGCGGTAGAATTGCTGGCACTGACGTTGTTCAGCCAGACGGAGCGGCTTGCATCCCCAGACGGTGCGGTCGCGGCCACATGACCCCACGTAGTCAATGCCAACGCAGCCGAAGACGTGGCGGTGCCGGTTCCCACACCTGACGCCACAATAGCCGTTGCTTGTCGCGACGTATTAAACCCGACACTTCGTCGCGTAGTATTTGCCGTAACCGAAAAATATCCCACCACTACTTGGGTTCCAGCCGTGCTGATTTGTGCCAACCCAGAAAACGTCACAGGCGCACCTTTATTCGTCGCCAAGTCGTGCGTGATATACTGCAAGCTTGCTGCAACAAAGCTATAAGACATTACGCGGCCCTTACTTCGACGGCGATCAACTCCGCATCGCCCGTCATCGTGTCACCGCCCGCGTCCGCGTCCCGCCGCACGCGCACGCGGAACGCATCGCCCGCCGCGACGCTGTCGATGGTCGTCACCGTGATCGCCGTCGTGTTCACGATGCCGCTTGTGCCGCTCGTCGCGGTCGTCCCGCTCACCGCCGTGTCGAACCCGTCCGCGTCGATGTCGTGGCCCGTCGTCTTCTCGATGTCCACCAGCCACACGCAGTCGCCGCTGGTCGCGCTCGTCGCGGCCCACGACAGGCGCACGATAATGCCGCTTGTCAGCACCGCGCCTTCCGGGATGACGCCCACGAACACCGCCGCTTCGTCGGTCGCCGCATCGAAGTCGAGCGTCGCCACGCTGTTGCGCGTGTCCAGCGTCGCAAACGCGCTCGCCGGTGGCTGGTTATCGAGAGGCGTAAACACCGCCAGCGTTTTGCTCCCGCCGCTCGCCGCCGTTGACCAGCTCAGCACCGCGCTGCCGTTCGTGCTTAACACCTGCCCGCTCGTCCCGTCTGCGGCAGGCAACGTCCACGTCACGTCAGCGGCAATCGCCGCAGGCGCGGCCAGCGCGACGTAGTTGGTCCCGTTGTCCGTGTCTTCGCGCAACCGGATCGCGCCGGTCGCGGAGCTAGTGCCAGGGATCGTGACCGGCGTGGACAGCAGCGCAGACGCGGCCACGCGGCGCGTCTCCGCGCTCTGCACAATCGCTAGCTCTTCAGTACCAGCCAGCGGTGTCGTCGCGGCTGGTAACTGGGAAATCTTTAGGTCAGCCATCTACGGCACCCGCGTAAAGGTCGCACGATCTCGCACCCAGCGCGGTGGACCATCCACCGTCGCCGCGCGTACAGATAGCCGGGCAATGTAGAGGCCCGCCAATTGGCGGACCACTACATTGTGCCATCCGATCACGTAATCGTGAGCACGCCGGTCGTCGGATCGAAATCGACCGTAAACGAATCGTTATTCGCCAACGTCACCGTCGATCCGTAATCCCACCAGCCGATCAGGTTCTTGCTCGCCGCCGTGTCGTTGTAGAGCACCGCGTATCGGAACGCCGCGAACGATCCGCTCGTCGCCGTCCACGTCGCCGGATCGGCAAGCACCAGCTTGTACACGCCGGCCGTCTGCGAGGATGTCGTTTGCGTCGCCGTGTTCCCGCCTGCCACGTACCCGTGCCCCGCCGCGATCTCCGTAATGTCCGCGAAAACGCCGTTCGCCTGCGCCGGCGCCGTGTTGGACAGCGCGACTTTCAGGGTATCTGACGCGAGGTTGTGCACCTTTTCCGCGACCGCCTCGACAAACGGGAAGAACTTATTAAACGTCGCCATCTCGCAACCCCTTGTGATGAATGTGACCCGCCTCGTTTTGCGACGCCGCGTACCGCTCGCGCAGCATTGTCGACAACATCCCCAGCAACTCGCCCACGTCCACGCCCGCCACCGTCACCCGATACCCGCGCGGGTCCAGCCACTCAACACGCACCCCGTCCGCGCCCACCGCATAGGACACGATCCCGCCCCATCGGGACGCCAATCCGTCCGCCCGCGCCCGGTCCGACGGCGACCACATGCGCCGCGGATCTCCGCCGGCCGTCTCCATCACGGCACCACGACCGGCGACGTCACCAAATGCACCCCGTCCTCGACCGCGTTCTCGTCGAACAGCGCGAACGACGCGTACGCCGTCGGGTCGATCCGCTCGAGCGTCACCCGCTGTTGTCTCAACGCGCGCTGCCCATATACCCCTCGCACAAAATACAGCGGCCCCGCCCCGTCTCGAATGATGCCGTTGACAGGTACCGGCACGTAATCCATGACCGTAGCGACCGCGTCGGCCCGCATCTCCATATGCCCTTGCGGCGCGAGCGGGATCTCATGCGCCGCGCTCGTATCGTCCAGCCGGCCCCACCATTCGCCCGTGAGCACGTACGTCGGCCGCTGGAACCCGTCCGCGCCGCTATCCTGCCGCGCGTACAGTACCAGCCGCCGATCGAGCAGACCCGGCGCCACCGTCACTGTGCGACCCCGAGCTTGAGCTGCCGCAGCGTTTTCATGACGCGCGCCACCGTCTCCCGGCTCGCGTCCCACTGGATTGTCGTGCCGCCCGCGTTCTCGGACGCCGCGCCTGGCGTGCGTCGCTGGTACAGATCCGCCGCGAGATCGAGTATCGCCTCGTTGAGCATCGGCTCAAGCGCCGCGTAATCGCCCCGCAGCGAGAGCCCGACGTTCGCCGTCAGCGTGTACGGACCGCTCGGGAACGCGATGCCGTACTTGGCGTACACCATCCCTGACCGATTATCGACCGTGTAATCGCCCGCCGGGACCGTCGCGCCGTCGGCGTCCACAACCGCCGTCACCTGCGCCGGCCGCCGCGGAAAGACCAGCGACTTAACCAGAATGTCCACCGACTCGGCCCGATCGACCGCCGTCTGGCTGGTCGCCGTGATCGGCGTGTCGGTCCACATCTCGAGCATCGACTTCGCGCGCGCCATAATCAACGCCAGGAGCGCGTCCTCCGCGACCGACTCGATGCGCAAATAGCTTTTAAGGTCCGCCACCGTCGCCAGCGCCATTAGCCTTCCCTCAGATATGTGCGGTACCGCGCGCCAACCGCCCGGTAATCATGCACCCGCCCGACATACTCCCGCACCCGCGCCGCTTCCGCCGCATAGTACGTCGCGTCCGTCGCCAGCCGGCGAATCACGTTGAGCAGTCCGTACCGCTCATCGGCAAACGTCCACGGCACCACGCCCCCGTTCAGCGCCGCCGCTTCCGCCGCCGCCTCCGGATCGCCGGCAATGACCGCGTGCCCCATCGCCGCGCCCTCGATGCCGCTTCCCTGCATCCCGAGCCAAAACGAATCAAACGTCACGTCGCACGTCGACTTGAGCCGCAGCGCATCGCCGTGCGCCATATCCTCGATAAGCACGACCTCGGCCCGGACGCCTTCCGACTCCCGCAGCCACGCGACTGCGTCGAGCAGGACCGTCGTCCCCTTGATCGCGCGCTTCGTCGGACTGTGCGCGATCCGCAGCACGTCCCCCCGCGCGCGACCTTTCGCCGCCGCCTCGTAATCCGCCACCGGCACCGGGATCGGTAGATACCGCGGCACGCCATACCTTTTATGGTACGGCCGCGCCCCGAACTGGATTGCGCCCATCCGCTCGTCGCGTTGGTGATCGACCAAGACACGTCCTTCGTCACCCGGCAACACCGACCCGTGGTAAGTAATTGCCGCCCGCTGACCTTCTTTAAGCGCGTACCGGAGATCATGATGCAGCGCCCGGTAATCCATATGGCAATGGATCACGTCCGCCGTCATCGCCAGCAGCTCGACCGTCCGGTTATGCAGCAGCCCGTCCCATTGGCGTAGCGAGCAGTGCGGGTTGCTATCGCCCCACCGCACCATCGCCGATACCACGCCCTCGACCGTATTGGCCGCGCTGTGGTACCGATATACGCTTGACCCGGGATCGTATTGCGTGAGTTGCAGCACCCGCACCGCGTCCGTGGTGACCGGCGCCGCCTCATATGTTGTCGTGTTCCACCCGTCCGGCGTCAGCACCCGCCCGCCGGCGTCGTTCCAGAGCCGCGTCGCCGTCGCCTCGTCGCACACCAGCGACTGACCCGTTAGCCCTTCCCGCTGCGCCGTGCGCCAATGCGCCGCCGCTTTCGGCTGCATCGCCTCGAAAAACGCGTCCGGGATCACGAACCCGAACGCGACCAGATCCACCACGCGCGACTGCGGCACGGTAAACCACTCGCCCACCATCCGCCGCGTGTCGCCAATAATGCACTCCGTCAACGCCATGACCGGCGTGGACGGCTCGGCTTCCGGTGAGGCCGCGACCGTCGCGACCCCACCGGACACCGTACCCGCGCGCGTCAGATCAGGACGACGCAGGGACATCGAGCACGACGAACGGCGAGTGCGCGTCCACCTTGTTGCCGCTGCTGTCGACCTTGTACGCGTACGTGGACGTCGGGAGCGGAATACCGCCGCCGCGCGCCACGAACCGGTACGTCGTCACGTCCTGAATGAACGCGACGTGGATCGAGCTTTCGACGGTCAACGCCTGGCGCAAGCCCATCGCGTAGAAATCGCCGTTCACCAGCGCCACGTCGCCCTTGGTGCCGAGCGTCGGGAGCAGGTCCGTCACGATCACCGGCAGACCCAACAGCAGCATCTGCGGCTTGTCGCGCAAGTTTGCGAGCCAGGTGACCATCGTGTTGTTGGTCGTCTGGAGCGCGAACAGCTTGTTCAGCACGCGCCGCGAGATCATCCACGCCGAGTTCGGCCCGTGCGTGTGCTTCTCGTACATGTTGAACGCGTCCGCCGCCGTGAACGTCGTCGACGTCGCGCGATTGACCGCGATGAGTGACGTGTTCGCGTTGTTCAGCGCGCCGAGCGGCTCGCTCGAGCCCGACCCGTCGATCGTGATGTCTTCGTTAATCTTGTTCACGATCTGACCGCCGACCGCGGTCGTGACTTCGCTCGGCAGCTCGCCGGTGAAGTCGTCGCCGAGCAATTCGTCGCCGAACTGCGTGATCGCCGCGTACTTGTACATCGTCAGCAGGCGCTGGCCAAAAGTCGGCTCGCGCACCGGCTTCGTGGCGCCTTCGCCGACGATCGACACGTTGGCGATCTTACCTGCCATCGGACGGTTCAGCGTCGTCGTGCCTTCGTCCTGCACCAGGTACGGGATGCGGAGCGAACGGCCCGGCACGTTGTAGCGCCGCGCGTACTGGAACAGACCCGGCTGCTGGTTGCTCACCGAAAAGATCTCAGGCACCTGCGTCAACGGGAGCAGGTACTCGCCGCCGTTCGTGCTGCCCGTGATCGTGCGCGTGAACTGGTCGACCTGCTTCAGCGCCGCCGCTTCCGCCGCGTTAGCCGGCCCGCGCGTCGCCGCCCGGATGTAGCTGCCCACGTTGGAAAAGGCGTTGACGATCGTTGAGCGGACCTCCTGCATGGCGTCGCCCATATTGGCGAACTCCGTGCGATCCCCGCCGGCATCGACGCGCACCAGCCCTTCGTCGCCGCCCTGACGCGCGACTTCGGCATCGGGCGTGAACTCCGCGGCCGCCTGCGCTCGCATCTCCAACGAGCGAATATCGCCCGTCATCTTTTCCACTTCCTCAGCCGTGTACGAATTGGTCGCGTCGACCAGATCGTGACGGATCTTGTGAGCCTTCTCGCGCAGCTCCGCCGCCGCGCGGCTCTTCGACACCAATGGCGCCTTCATAGTCGTGTCCGTGTTAGTAATTAAAACTGGATCGCACCGCGGATACCCGCTGTGCGTGTGAAAGATGCCGTGAGCCGTTCGCGTCCGTCACGCTCGAATCCGTCGCGGTCGCGGGCGTCGTCGGCCCGTTCGCGTTCGCATTGAGCCCCGTAGCCCCGTCCCCGTCATCGGTCCTACTCCCTACGTACCGCACCAACAATGCCGCCCGCGTCTCGGCCGGCAACGCGTCCAGCGCCGCGGCCGCCGCCATCGTCAGCAGCTCCACGTCGCTGCGCTCAAGCGCCGGGACCGACTCGGCCCGCGCTGACGTCACGTCCGCGCCAGGCACCGCCGGCATCGGCGTGATCGACACTTCGCGCAGCTCAATTTCCAGAAACCGCTCCGCCACGCGCCCGTCGATCGTGACCGTCTCCGCCTTCCGCGGCACAAACCCGATCGAGAACCCCGTCGACGCGCCGGCCGCGATCACCGTCTTGACGTAGTCCAACGCCGCCCGACCTTCCGGTGTGTCGAACAGATCGGCCGTCATCATCAGACTGTCGCCCATCTCCTGCATCATCGACACCACGCCGACGTGCGCGCCCGTCCGCCGTTCGTGATCCATCAACAGCGGCACCTTCCGCGCCGCGACCTTGCCCGCAATCGTCATCTTCGCGCACCCGCGCGCAAACAGCGTGCCGTAACTGTCAACCGTCTCGTACGTCAGCGCCACGCCGGACACGCGACCCGCCACGCCGTCCGGCAGCGTCGCGTCCGCCCGCATCTGGACGTGCGCGTCGGACTGGAAATACACCTGCGGCTTCGGTCGTGCGCTCATATCGGAGCCTCGTCGACACTAGTGATGTACGGCGCCAGCACGCACCGGCAGTTGATAACCTCGGACGCGTCGCCGGCCGGGTCGAGCGGATACATTAGACCGTTCGATGCAAACGGCTGATCAAATGGGATGACGCCCTCGGACGCGCAACCTTCTCGAGCGCCGTGCGTTGGACGCGTTTTGTTGTCCTCAAACGCCAGCCACTCTTTCGACAGATAGATGCCGTCCGCCCGCGCTTGGTCCCACGTCCCCTGGCTCATCGCACCGGCCGACTCCGTCCGCGCGATTGTCCGCGCCCGACCGTCCGTAATGACCTCGTTATAGACCGACGCCTGCACCAGCCGCCCCGTTTCCTTCACCGACAGCCCGGCCAACTCGGCCGCGCGGATCGCCGCCAGAATGTTGTCGGCCGTCGTCTTGCCCACCAATTCCGCCAGCCGCGCCGCCCGCCCGTCGATCGCCGCAAGCACTTCCGGCGACTGCAACGAAAACGACAGCCCGACGCCCGCCACCTGACGTGCGCCGACCATATACATCTCGCCGATCAAGTCGAGATACGCCGCGCGCCACGCCTCGTAGTACTCGCCGCCCGGCTTGTATCCGGCCTTTATTCGCCGCTCAATCTCCGCCAGGATCTCGTCGGCCGTCTTATACGCGCGCGAATCCACGCCGAACAGCGCGCCGACTTCCGTCCGCTCGGCCGCAAACCGCGTGACCGCCGTCTGGTAGTAGGGCTCCTCGCGACGCGTGAGCTCCTCCATCGCACGGGACCAGAGCTGGAACCGCGGCTCTTCGGCCAGTTCCGCGTCGCTTAACCGCTCCCACCACGCCCGGCCGTCGTCCGCCGGCATGGACTCCTCCGGCTCCTCGTCGTCCGGCTCGTCCTCGTCGTTCGGCCGCGGCTTGACCGCAAAATTGACGCACGCGTCTACCATCGCCTGCACCGCGTCGGGCTTGAGCTTCGGGAACGCCGCCAGAATCAACTGCACGACCGCCGCCGCCGGCAGCTCGGCCGTCATCACCGACTCCAGCAGTTCCGCCACCGCCTCGATCTGGTCGCCCGACATCGCATCTTCGGTAAACGACCGCACCACGTCCGCACGCGTCAACGCGCGCCCGTCGATCGTTTCCTCGTCCGCGTCGAGCGCGTCCTCTTCGTCCTCCGTCACCAACGGACCCTCACCACCGCCCGGAGGCGGCGCCTCGACCGTCGGCGGCTGATCCATGACCGCGCGCGGGTCGATCACCGCGACCGCCGCCGGGACCAACGTCGTGCCACTGGACAGCGCGATTGTGTCCGTCGGCTCCGGCACCGGCGACAGCTTCAAGGCGCGCCGCGATTCCTCCCACGTCCGCAGCCCGATCTTAAACTCGGCCTGTACGCGATTCGACGTGACGACGTCGTTTTCGACCAGCGCCGACAGCACGTCCGTATCGTACGCGATCCACACGTCGCCGAACTCGGGCGCGAGCCAATGGTTTAGTTCGTCCTCAATCGACGACAGCATCGGCTCGATCGTATGCTGCACAAGCCGCATACGCGCCTCAACGTACTGCGCGCCCGATAGCCCGGCGTCCGACGTCGCCGACGCGATCCCGATCATCCGCGGATCGACCCCGAACGCCGCGCAAATGTCCTCACGCGAGACGCGCCGCAAGTCCGGAAACTCCAGATCGGACAGCGTGAACCCCAGCGGCTTAATGTCTTTAACCGACCCAAAGAACGCCGGCGTGCCGCGCTTGCCGCGATCCACCACCCGCGCGCGATATCGGTCCTGCATCGCCGTTGCGTCGTCTTGCGTCGCCTCGTCCGAGAGCATCACCGCGAACGTCGGCGTGCCGTCGTTCGTGACGACCTGCCGCACGTATTGCGTCGCTTCGTTGTCCGCCGTCATCGACGCGATCGCCGTCGCGCCGCGCGGGAACCCGAAAACATCCGGGTAGTACGGCCGCGGCATATCGAGATCTCGGAAATGCAGCACGTCCTCGGCCGGCACTTGGATAATCACGCCCGCCCAATTGCCGTAATCGTACCGCCGCGGGTCGCCTTCCGCGTCCACCCATACCGACTGGATCGACTCCGGGTTGATCGACCGGATGGCCAGCGGCATCCGCCCAGGCGCCGGCCGCTCGAGCTGCATCATCGCGTTTCCGTAGCCCAGATAATCGACCGCGATGCGCGCCCGCATCCCGCGCGACGTCATCCTCGGCCCCGGATAGTCCAGCAGCCGCTGCAACGGATGGTCGAGCGATACCTTTGATTCCTGCATGCCGCGCTCACGCAACACCACTAGTGGCACCGACGCCACAATGTCAGCCACCGCGCGGATACACGCGTGTACAACGGGATGCTTATTGAAGCCCTGCGCGCGCACCGTCGCGCCGTCCGGCTTGTATTCCTGCGGGTTTGCCGTCCGCACAAGCGACATACTGGCGAGCGCGTTGAGCTTCGCCGTGCCGACGCCCATCGCGGCCGACGATCCGCCCGCCGTCGTCGGCGTGATCGCGCGCGCCTCGGCCGTCCCGCGCAGCGCCGCCAACGCCGTTGTCACTCGCGCCAGAAACGGCGCCCTTAGTTCGTCAGCCATAGAGCCCGGCTAGAGTAATCGCTCCCGAATGCTACCGACTCCCGCCACGCGCGGCAACATCGCGCCGCGTCACTGTTGACACCACGGCGCGCTCAGACGACGAACGGCGTCGCGCCCGTCAATAGCAGCGCCGACAGCCCCCAGACCAGCGCGTCGACGCGGTCCGGCGACGTTAGCGACGACTCCGGATTAAAGCCGGCCATTTGCGATTCAAGCAACGGGAACGACCCGCAGTGATAGATCCGGCCTTCCTGATACAACGAGTAAACCGGCTCCGCGCGCGCCAGCTTGCCGCGGCTGGCCTTCACGTCGATGATCCGGACCCCGTGCGCCCGATCGCCAAGCGACTTAATGACGGCCGTCACCATATCGCCGCCCTGGTTCGTCTCCGCCACGATCGAGCCTTTCCAGCGCCGCGCCGCCTCGATCGCCACCGTCGCCCACTCGTTCGGCGTGTACCGGCCCGACAGATCTTCGAGCACGTAGCCCTTCCGGTGCCGATCCGCCCCGACGACCACGATGCCCGTCTCGTCACTGGACTCGTTCGCCGTGATCGCCGGGTCGATCGCCACCAACACCCGCGTCATATCGTCCGGCCGGCTCGAGATCCGCGCCCGATCGATCTCGGCCCGCGTCCAGAGCAGCCCAGACACCTCGCGCCGCCATTGCCCGCCGTAGACGTGCGCGTAGCGCGGCGGGTTGTCAATCCGCGTCTGCTCGATCTTCGCCAGAAACGAGTCGCTCAGGTTCTCGCGGTTGTCCTCCCACGTCGTATGCAGATACAGCGTGTCGGCCCGCCGGGACGTGACAAACAGCTCGTGC